CACAATATTGAAGGTATTAAGATATTCCATGATAAGAAATATTACGGAATGGGTGCAGAAGAAATCTACGACAAGATTTATGATGAAATGGATGAAGAACAATTAAAAGCTCTCGGCCAATTGCTCGACGAACATATCGATTGGGGTGAAGATGGTCAAGATGGTTCTGGACGTCCAAAGTATTCTAAAGAAGAATTGAAACAAATTCGCGATGAGATGCGTGAAGCTACTGTACAGGCGGCACAGGCGGCGGGTGCGGGTAATGTGCCTGCAAACATCCAACGCATGATTAAAGAGCTTACAGAGCCTAAAATGAATTGGCGTGAAATTATCCGTCAACAGATCCAAAGTACCATTAAAGATGACTTTAGTTTTATGCGTCCCAATCGCAAGGGCTGGCACATGGGTGCTATTCTTCCAGGTACTAACTTTAAAGAAACTATTGATATCTGTGTAGCAATTGACATGTCAGGTTCAATCGGTGACGATCAGGCTAAAGATTTCTTATCTGAGATCAAAGGCATCATGCAAGAATATCAAGACTTCAATATTAAAGTTTGGTGTTTTGATACTCGTGTATACAATGAAGCAGACTTTAGTGGTTACTCAATGGACGAGTTTGATGAGTACGAACCGATCGGTGGTGGCGGTACTGACTTTGATGCCAACTGGGAATACATGAAAGAAAACGATATTGCTCCTAAGAAGTTTATCATGTTCACAGACGGATATCCATACGGCTCATGGGGCGATGAAAACTACTGCGATACAGTATTCATTATCCACGGTAATGATAAGATTGTTCCTCCATGGGGTGAGTACGCTTACTACGAAGAAGCTAAGGTACCAGCGTAATGGCATTAAAAACAGGCAAGCCCAATCCGTTAAATTATTTTGATTTACGTAGGGTTGAGTTTGCCTGTCCTCATTTTAAATATACCACTATAGAAAAGTATACTCCTACATTGCTCAAATCCATCGATGCATGGATACGTAAGAATTTAAATAATAGGTATTATGTAGGGCAAAGCATAACACTAGACAATACAAACACCATTGTTTATAACACGGTGATTGGTTTTGAAAGTGAAAAAGAACTTAGTTTCTTCACGATTGCATGTCCACTTTTGCAAACCAGATAATTATATTAGTACATATTAAGGAGATACTATGTCAGAAGAACTAAAACAGCCCGCGGCTGAACAAGCAACAACAGCACCAGAAGCACCTGCTAACGATTTATCTATTAATGATTTACAAGCAATGAAAGTCATTATCGACATCGCCAGCTCACGTGGCGCATTTAAGCCAAATGAAATGGTAGCAGTTGGACAAACTTATACTAAACTAGAGTCATTTTTAGAACAAGTAGCTAAACAAGCTGAAGCACAGAAAGCTGCCACGGCCGGAGCATAATATGGCTGAACTTAAACATGTCGGTAGAATTATTTCTACCAAACAAAGATGCCTAGTAGCATATCGTACATTGCCAGGCGATTCCCATTATTGTCTAGTTATCCCAACTGACAGTTTATCCGATGCTTATCATAATTCAATTATTAATTTAGTTGAAAGCCAAGCGGCTCAAGACTCATATGAATTTGCTGAAGTTCTAATGCGTAATTATTTCTCTGATGGTAATAACATGTTGAAATGGTTACATGCAAATGGCTTGCTATTAAAGATGGCTACGAGCTCAATTGAAATGTGTCCTACTACAAGCATTACCGTTATGCTTAGTGAGCTTAATCAAATCATCGCAGAACAGCGTGGCGTATCGGTCGACGACCTAGCTATCCCGCCAAGTACCGATGAAAGCAAAGTTATCGAAGCTAAAAAAGAAGCGTCTAAAGATGCAAGTCCTGCTACCCCAACTGCTACTATTGAACCAGCAACAGCGGTCGATCTAAACGATCCGATTGCTACAGCAAAACACTATCGCAGTCAGGCAGATAAGTTAGCTAAAGAAGCCGCACAGTTTCGAAGAATGGCCGAGGAGTTGGTTCCGACCAAAAAAGTTAAGTGACGAAACCGGGAAGATCTCTTCCCAAGGAAGTCATTGAACATTGGCCGGAAATATTCGGTGAGGTAAAACTCAACGTAATGCCTCTTAGGTATCTCCATACCGTGCTGGTCAATTTCAAGGACGGAAAAACTTGGGAAATAAAAATAACAGCTAAAACCAAAAAGGAAGGTTGGCCAGCCTTTGAACGTAATCTAATGGAGCTAGTTAAAAACTACGAAGAGACAATTGAAAACGTAGACTTTAAATTAGACACTCCAAAAGTTAAAAAAGATATTGAAGCAAGCACCCATAAATTCCTTAAAAATAAGAAGTTATAAATAATGAATGTTCGACTACTCAGTTACTCACAACCTACACAGGAATTCGCAGATATTGGTGTCCAAGATGCACAGGAACTCATTGCGTATTGCGCCCGTGTGTCCAACCCAAGCAACCAACTTAACACCGAAACATCAGCAAAACTCATCCAATACCTTATCAAACACCAGCACTGGAGCCCACTCGAAATGGTCTCCGCCTGTATTGAAATTACCACCACAAGAGATATTGCACGACAGATCCTTAGACATCGCAGTTTCAGCTTCCAAGAATTCAGTCAGCGATATGCTGACCCTACTAAAGACCTGTCGTTTGTACTGCGAGAAGCACGACTCCAAGATACAAAAAATAGACAAAACAGTATTTCCACAGGCGATACAGAATTACAAGCATGGTGGGATGCCAAACAAAAGTTCATCATTGAACATAGTCGTTTAGTATATCAAGAAGCGATTGAACGAGGTATTGCTAAAGAACAAGCTCGTGCAGTATTGCCAGAAGGTCTTACAGAAAGCCGGTTATATATGAATGGTACACTACGTAGCTGGATTCACTTTATTGAATTACGTAGTGCTAACGGTACCCAACTTGAGCACCAAGAAGTTGCTATTGCTTGTGCTCGAGTGATAGCTGAGATTTTTCCGCTAGCCACAGACCTTCTAGCCAAGTAAAATCATTTATCTTAGATAATGCCTCCTTATCGGGGGCATTTTTTTGTCCGTAGGCTCGTCCGGCGAGTGCGCCTAAATAGGCATAAAATCCATAAGGAGCAGAATCATTCAATTGACACCATGCTTCTAATCTTGATAAACTTTCTAGATTGTTGATTACGACCAGCTTGCAACATTCTCGAAATGCACTACGCCATGTGCTAAATGCATCTGTATTAAATGCTGTGATGTTACTGATCTCTTCTATAGCTTTGAACTTACTACTAATGTTCATAGTCATATCAGTAGTACTAATATCCATGTTTATAGTTAATTGTTTTGGTAATAACTTGACTCCGCCATATCCGTATGATAGATTATTAATGGGATTAATGCTCCGCCATACATGTACTACATCTAAATCTGATTCAGATACTTTATAATCAAAATTAAATGAATTTAAGATTACTGCATCAGCATCGACTACCCAAAACATTCTAGTGAATGATTTTTTAGCGGCAACGATATGTGCTTGATGTATACCTCTAACACCATGCACACGTTTAGCTAATGGGAAGCGTTCTTTTAGATTATTAAAGTTATCATCAGCATCGGGCTCATTATAACTTATAAAGATTATATCATACACGTTTACGAATTATCCTCGGAGTATTTTGATAAACAGTCTTAAAGAATTTACTGCCTGCACTGTCGAGATTAGCTATTTCTAATCCACATTTATCTTTAAGTTCTTTTCCTAAAAAATTAATATATTTGGTCATGTCTTCAGGTTCCGATATCTCATGAGTCGTATTCCAATACTCAGTTAACCAATCAAAATCTCTAACCTGACTATAGTCCCAATCAGTACACATGGTCTTATGGCAACCTTCTCTTGCACCCATAATACTCCAAATGCCGTTTTCTACATCTGTACCGACACTGGACCATATAAGTAATCTATGATAATTTTGCCACCATACATTTTTAAGATCTTTTATTTTGGCACCTTGATCCAATGACATTTTTACACCTTCACGGAAGCCCGCTCTCCATGCTTGGAATGGAGTAGCATTGGTAAAGCTCTCACTGTAGTTTTCGTTGAATTGATAATAGCGATCATCGAAACAAAATTCAACCTTACCTTTTAAATCAGTAGGATCAGAATTCTCATGTGTCTTCATTTCATTAACAAATTTACGTGTCCATAATTTAAGACCGCCATTACCATACATTAGCCCATTAACGTGTACTCGACCACACCAACTAAAGACATTTTCGCTTGTTAACCCTAGCGCATCTAAATCAATTTCTACTTCAAGAAACTTCGGGTCTACAATATTGTCTGCATCTACAGTAACAAAATACTCCGTTTCGCTTAATGCGGCACAGGCCTTGTGTGCGGCATCACTGCCTTTAACTCCGTGTACACGTTTAGCCCAAGGAACTTTTGCACATAAATCTGCGTAATTCTTTTCGGCATTTGGTTCATCGTAGCTGAGAAATATAATATCTTGTTCTATAATTTTAATCATTTATTTTTAATCCGTAACTTTGAAATAGTATTTTACTAGCGATCGATATCTTAGTAATATCCTTTTCTATATGACTTTCGAATGGGCGTTTAACTTCATCAACTGTTAACAGTTCTTGAATGTTAATCGGTATAGTTCTAATTAAGAAATCAAAATCATTTTCTAACATAACGAAAAATAGAAGTGTATCAGTAGTTATGTTTTCTTTAATACGATCTTGACATTTTTTCGATATCGAAAATATCCATTGTTGATTGATACTATCCCATGTTACTGTACATTCTGTAGATTTATTAGGAGCATCTTGTATCCATTCAAACATGTTATTTTTAAATGCATATCCTTGGTCGACTTTTTTTACAAGAGCAAGTATTGTTTGATTATCTGTTGTTTTAATAAGCCCTACTTGATAATCACTAAACTTCTCTGCACCGTATAAAAATCTTTCATATTCATCATGTGTTATTTCGATTTTACTATAAGCATTATCAATTTCATTACTAGCAGAAATGATCTCATTAGTTTTTTTATCGTAATGAATATAAAATTTAGGAGGCAAAAAGCGTGGAGGTTTACGTGCCATTGGCTAGTGCCTCCAATTTAGCTAGTATGTGTTTTGAAATAAAATTCTTTTCCACATAATGGAATAATTTAGTCTGCTTAATATTACCCACAACAAGAGCCCCTTGGCTATTCAAAACAAACGGAACAGTATCTTGCCAACTTACTGGAACTGGTGTCCAACCTTGTATAGGTGTTTTCATATGTATAAATTCTAAAGGACTTACTGCATCAACAGCGTGTTCATGCGATCCAGAAATTTCAATAGCAATCGCTGTTGCTAAATCCATACTTAACCAATCTTGATATTCGTCGGGAGCAAATTTATCATAGCACCATTCCCAATTATTACATACAAATTCTAATACTTTATAAAACTCATGCGACCTTGGACGCTTTTTAAAATAATGTAATGCATAATAAGGATTAGTTAGTTTATTAGCTATAAAGGCTTTTCTATGATATGTATCATTTACGATATCTTGTTTATAATTCTTTATACGAGAACAGAATTTAAAATCATAATTACTACAGTAATCCCACCATGAGCTAATATCTTCTAATAATAGCATATCGGTATCTAGAACGATAGTTTCTTCGTATGGAGTTGCATGGTATAACTTCCATCGATGTTCACCTGCTAATAATGTAGTAGTATCAGTCGTCCACGGAATCGGTATTATCTGATCAAAAACTTTAGAATAGTTTTTAGGAACTTTACAGTTAGTCATCAACGATACAGATTTAACATCTGACTGACTAATTTGTATGCTTAATGCAAGAGCATAGGCTTGCTCTACATAGTCTACACTATCAGTATTTTGTGCAAATAATAAAAATCCTTTAGACACCGAGACCTCCATCTATGAATCGACTTAGACTTAATTTATTCATTACATGCAAATCGATGCCTTGTGTTTTAGATAGAATATACTCGCCTGGATGATTTTGTTTTTCCAATAAGACATGTATTTTATCATCTACGATATCAACTAACACATCTTTATCGATTGAATAGCTCATTTTACCAGGCAACTCAACTGCAAATTCACCGTTGGTTTTTCCATTCATAATATGTATAGCAATACTAAATGCAAAGTCATTTCTAAATACAGCACTTTCAATATTATACAGATTCCTGAAGTATACCCAATTATGTTTAATATAGGTAATCAAATCGAAGAAACATTGTGTAACAGGATTTTTATTAAAGATAAAAACAGTCGCCCAATAAAACGGAATACTATATTGATTAATTCTAACGAATTCTGATGTTGTTCTCCAACTAGCTAGATCAAAACTTTTACTGTAAATTTGAAAATCGTGTTCGTTTATTAGTGCAGTTTTAAGAATACTTGAACTGATAATATAATCGCTATCAACTACAAGTGTTCTGTCGTATGGAGTTAAATCATATACACTACTGCGTGATTTATTTTTCCAGTCTAGTTTATGAGATGCTAGTGTGCCGTCATGAAAATGTTTTTGCTGAGGCGCGGTATCTATTGCGATTTCAATTATTTGATCAAATGGGTGATTGGGATAATGTTCTGCTAACCATTTGGTATTATCGGTAATTATACTAACAGGAATATGCAGGTGATCAATGATGCGAGTTGCGGCGAATACTGCTAATTTTATATAATCAACAGTTGAATTATTCTGAGCAAATAGTATTGCGCCAGTTGTCATAGATCGACAATATCCGCAATTTTTCTTTTAGATTTTATTTCTATAAACTTATTAGTATATTCATTCAATGCTTCAAAATATACAGATA